CTATTGCGGGTACAAAAAAGTACATTCTTTTCGTAACTAAAAACGGCATTATTAAGAAGTCAGACTTCTCTGAATATAATCTGAAGAGAAATGCCGGTGCCATCGCGATTAAGTTAGATGAAGGCGATGAGATAGCTTCAATCCTCTTTACTACAAATGAAAAAATTGGAGTTATGTCAGAACTTGGCAACTTTATATTGATCTCTTCCGAAGAAATTCGTCCTATTGGAAGAACTGCTCGTGGAGTCTGTGGAATGAAATTGAATGATGGTGATTCAGTTGTAAGCGCGCGAGTTCTAGAAGAAGGAACTTCTTATATTACTTCTGTTTCAAAACTTGGCTATATTAAATCTAGTCCTTTAACCGAAGTAAAACTTACGGGGCGCGCCACCAAAGGAAAACGCATCCAAAAAGTAGATGACTTATTAGTGGATTTCTTATTCACAAAATCAAATGAAGATTTTCTTGTTGTTTCTTCTACTTCCCAGCTTCGTATTAATATGAATGACGTTCCAATTCTTTCAGTTGGTACGCAAGGAGTTAAAGCAATTAAACTTCCAGGATCTTCATTAGTAGTAAAATTAAACTCGGTCTAAAATTTGAAATCTCTCTAAAAATTATATATAATATATATAGAAAGTGAGAGAAAGCTTTCAACTAAAAAAGATGTTGGCCGCCCAACAGTAAAACAAAACTATAAAAATAAAGGAAACGGCGGATAAAAGGAGATATATTATGGTACTAAAGGAAAAGACTCAGGAAGCACTAGATTTTATTAAGGCACATGGCGGCCGTGTTAGCACTGCAGAGCTTGCAGAGGGACTTTCTGTTGCGGTTGCATCCGTAACTGGTCGTGTAAACTCTCTGGTTAAGAACGAGCTAGCATATCGTGAGAAGATTGAAGTCGAGGGTGAGGAGAAGCCCGTTACTTTCGTTCAGCTGACCGAGGCTGGTATGGCTTATGAGCCTACTGAGGACGAGGACTAATTAAGTTAAAAGTCTGGGCCTGACCAGTGTCAGGCCCGTATTAAAAAAGAACCAGAATAGGAGAATATTAGATGTTAAGACAGGCAGAAAATAGAATTAGAGTAGAAGGTATTTTAAGCGAAATCGATTTAAGATATGGTTCTTATATGAAGAATGGCACCAACATGGAGACAGTTGGTGGAACAATTAAGGTTCTAGTTGAGCAGAACATTAATGGTGTAGATGTAGTGTTAGAAATTCCCGTTCATATGTTCTCGACGAAGTTTACTAATGCGGGCAAATTAAATCCTGCTTATGAGTCAATCGAGAGAGTGATGAATGAGTTTGTATCTATCGCAGCGTGTGGCTCAAAGGAAAAGGCTGATAGAATTCGTATTACAAATGCAAATATGCGTATGAATGAGTTCTATGGTCAGAATGGTGTACTTGTTTCTCAGCCAAGAGTTTCGGCTTCCTTTGTTCAGAAGGCCGTTGGTGATTTTAAGCCGGAAGCTAGCTTTTCCATGGAATTTATGTTATCTGATCTGCATCGGGTAACAGATAATGATGGAGTAGAGCTTGATCCAGCAAAGTTAGAAGTAACAGCGATTGTTCCACAGTATGGTGGAAAGGTAGACGTATGTAAGCTGTATGTTACTCTCCCGAATGCAGTAAGTGCAATTGAAAATAATTGGGAGACTGGTAAGTGTTATAAAGTTAATGGTAGACTAAACTTTACTTCTACAACGCAGACAATTATTGAAGAAGTAGATTTTGGTGAGCCAATTGAGAAGACTCGTACTACCAATGTTAGTGAATTTTTGATTACAAGTGGTTCTCTCGCGCCGATTGATGAAGATTTTGCTTTTAGCATTGAAGACATCAAGGCTGCGATGGCCGATAGAAAGAATCGGCTTGAGGAACTGAAAAATAGACCGCAGGCGCAGACTAAGCAGGCTCCGCCGGCGGCAGCAAAAGGAAGACAGGATAAGCTTGATCTTGGATTCTAAGGAGGCTGAATAATGGCGATTGATATTCTAAATATTCAGCCATCAGTTATTAGTCGTGATTTAAGAGGAAAATATGTCCTTCTCTACGGCAAGCCGAAAGCCGGTAAAACGACTGCGGCCGCGTCCTTCCCGCACTCTCTCCTAGTCGCCTTCGAAAGAGGATACAACGCACTAGGAGGAGTGCGCGCCGTAGACATCACTAAATGGTCTGAGTTTAAAACTGTATTGCGCCAGCTTGAAAAGCCAGAGGCGCGTCAGATGTATGAAACTATTGTAATTGATACTATTTCAATTGCATGGGAATATTGTG